GCCTTTGTAGGATACAGAATATGATTCAGTAGACTTACCATCAGAATAATTAACAACAGTCTTAGTCCATAGGTACTGACCATTTGCCACACTAGGCACTGTAGTACTCCATGTTCCTGCTGGAGGAGTAGTGCCGCTTGTGCCTGCTTGATATGTAACAGATGTTGATTTTACAGTAACACTAGTACCGTTCGAACCATTTGAGCCGTTTGTACCTTTATAAGAGACTGAATAGGCTTCTGTTGATTTGCCGTCAGAGTACTTTACTACTGTCTTAGTCCAAAGGAACTGTCCATTAGGTACATTAGGTACTGTGGCACTCCATTCTCCTGTTGGCTTAGTTGTTCCACTTGAGCCGACTTGGTAAGTTACAGAAGTCGAACTAACGGTAACACTTGTACCATTCTGTCCTGTCTGCCCCTTGAATGCGATTGAGTAACTGAATGTCTTGTTGATAGTAATATCACCATCAACGACGATAGGGATAGTAATAGTTCCACTCTTAGTTAATGCAGATGTTGCAGTAACCGTGATTGTTGGCATTGGTGTCTTGCCGTCAGATACCGCTGAGATTCCTGTAGGACATGTAATAGTTCCTACGGTACATGGAACTTGTTCACTACCACATAATGCCATTACTTGTGTAGTAGTTGTCTGTGTACCGTTTACAGAAGTAGTAGTACCTAAAAATGTATGGCTATCGCTTGTTAATACAACGGAATAGCCATCAGTTAAGTCAATTACATCAATTTGATTGACCGCTTTAATTGCCATATTTTGTTTCCTCCTAAATGTTTAATTCGCAGTTGAATACTGCCTTGAATTTAATGTCTTTCGCTGAAATGGTAAACATGAACCCGTTATCATTAAGCCTTGAATCATCTAACGGAATCTTGCTGAATTCTGTCTCTCCATGCCTTTTAATGAACCACTGCAGATATGCATTATCTCCAAATGTTTCTCTCAATTTTGAAGAGTTATCAATCACAACTCCACCCACATAGATATTCACTGTGAATATAGTTGCCACATCACTGTTCTTGAATGTCGTGCCATTTGATGACTCTATACACAATAATATAGAATCCTCACCTTTTGCACCTGTTATACATACTGGTGTACTGTATGTGACAGTATTGTTGATCGTAGTAGCAGTTCTCTGCCATATATAGAATCCTGGACGCCATGTCGGTGCAGTCTCTGACCAACCTGTTTCTGGTGGTGTAGCTCCATCTGTTGAACTAGCATATTCGCATACGAATTTCTTTACTGAACCCTGTGCTTCTTTAAGCGCTTCATCAGCCTTATTCTCGACTCTTTCAAACGCTCTAATTTTCACTTCGCCCTTTTCGTTCACGTATAGGCTAGGGTTACTTATCTCCCCCTTATCGTCTCTTTCACCTATCTTAATAACACCGTTGTCAAGGTTAAGTTCGAACATTTCTCCGGTTATAACGCCAGTCGTGATAGCATTAGCACTGAAATTTCCTTCAAGGTCAAATGCAATCTTCGTGAATGTTTTGCCACCATCAACACTGTAGCCAAGACCACCACTAGAGAATTTCCACATCTTAGTGTCATCACGTAGTGTCGGCGTATTCATGATAGACCAGCCACTAGGCTGCCCTTCTTCATTGAAGTCTACTCTGTAGTAGCCGCCATTATGCCCTAGAATGTTCTCACTGTTTGTCTTGAGTGCATTTGTGAGTGTGTTGTACAATCGCTTTACAACTAACTGCGTAGGCGAGTTTGATGTACTCATCACAATTTCGCCGTTGGAACCTTTACAGGTAATGCTGTCTTTCATGCCTGTCAGTGTGATTGTGTGTTCACTTAGAATGACATTGTGAAATGTACCGTTGTTATCTTCTACTTTGATGATGTCACTTATCTGTAATGACGGATTCCCTCTCCATTCAACAGTCGATGGACTATAAGTTAATCCGTTTACTTTCTTATATATTCCATCGAGAATTTCCTGTGTCATGTATGGATTCTCAAACGATATGCCATAGCCGTTACCACTAATCAATCCATTGCAGGACACGCTTGTGACCTTCACATCATTGTCGGATGTTAACTTGAATCCACTCTGAAACTGATTATCCCATTTGACTTTAAAGCCACTGTCTTTAAACCAGTAGCCTATCAGTTTGTTTGCTTCGTTCATGCGACCATTCAATCCCATGAGTCCTAAGCAGTAGCCCATGAATGTTTTGCATGTAATGTTTTCCTGGTAGCCATCCAATGTAATGCTTGGGATATTTTCAATTGCAGATGTTATATTGCACTGTCTGCATATATCTTGTATTACTTCTTCTAATAACGCTGGATATTTAATGCCCGGCTCGTATTCTGCATTCATTCTATAGATGCTATCGTAGCCGCTGACAGTCACAATCTTACTGCCCATACTGCTTTCTATCTCATCTATATAGAATGTTCCTTTATCCACAAACTCATATTCACCATTCACAAGCAGTCCACTTTGAATGCTGAATATTCCGTTTTTTAAAGGGATTGTATCATTAGGCATTTCGAACTCCACGACTGCCTTCGCACTGTTGAGTTCACCAATTGTGACTTTTTCATCAGAATTCGCTATCTCATTCAGTGAAACAGAGATAACTTTATCATCATCCAATAAAGTATCTCCGTTGAATTTCACTCTTGCTTTAATGCTTCTAGAAGGACCAACTATAACATCTTGATATTGTCTGCTTGTGTTAATCATCATTGCCCCTCCTTCTGATTATTTCTCGATAAGGTTGAATGTTATACTATCCCATATCCATTCTTGACTTGCCCTATCATATTTGAATATCTGACAGTTTCTGTCACCGACATAAGCTGTCATCGTTCGTTTCCCAAGTTCCGGATCTAGGTATGTGACGGTAACGAATTCATCCTTAATGGCCTGCAACAGGCGTTCTGCCTTTGACTGCGGAATAGCAGCGAAGGTCAAGATGACTTTTTTCTTGACCCCTGCTCTATCTCGTAGCATATCTCCGTTTTGGTTTCTTCCGCTTCCGTCCTCCCTGTCAACATCGCTTAGCTGTACTTCGTATTTGCTAGGGAAACACCCGTAGCCGTTTATTTCTAGAATATATTCCACGTTGTCTTCCTCCTTTTAGAATAATAAAGGACTATGTCCTGTCTGTTTGACTTTACCATTATGGTATTCGATGACAGACTCACCGATTGCTCTGCCGTTAAGAACGTTCTGTACTGTGATTCTTGTAGTACCACCACCGTTAGGATTATTTGCGCCATCCATGGCACTTCTTACGGCACTTGCGATACCCTGCACAATCTGATCATTATTTGCAACGGCAGTTCTACGCCCGATACGACCTACTAATTCCGGTCCGGCTTCTCGAGCAACGAACATCTGACCACTGTCCGGAAAACCACCTCGAGCAAAGAAACCGATGTCAAATCCGAAATCACCGATTTTGAATCTCTTTTTATCCGTCTTAAGGTCTAATTTCATAGACTTGAAACTAGGAATCGAACTCATGAATCGGCTAAGAATGTTATTAGCCGATTTTGTGTCTACTTTAAAATCTGCTTTGTGAGATTCGAATTTCTCTTTGCTCTGCTTTCCAACCTTGCTTGCTTCGTTGCTGACTTTCAGTGTTCCGTCATTTATCTTTTTGGCTAACTTATCAATATACTGCTGACCTTGCTCAGTACCATTCTTTTGCGCATCTTTCAATTCTTTCTGATAGCGTTTCGCATCTTTACTATTCTTATCGATGCCGTACTTATCAAGCATAGCCAGTAATGTATTGTTTTGAGTATTTTTGACTGCCTTTATATCTTCTGACTGCTTCTTAAGGTTGTCATACTGCTTCTTTAACTCAGCCTTATCAGCTTGTGTTAATTCAGCACCTTTTGCTTTTGCAGTAGAAAGCATCTGCTCATAAGTCTTGCCTTGACTGAATGCTTTCTGAGCCAAGTCGCTAAGCAACTGAATTCTTGCCTGTTTGCTTGCTTCCTGTTCTGTCTTACTTAAGGTCTGCCATACCTTTCCGTTTTCATCGCACTTGGCGTTAAGGTCATTGAGGCCGTTCGCCAAAGAACTATACGTATATGTACCATCTTTCGTTAACACTCCATATTGTGCAACGATGAATGCAGTAGAACTTTCAACCGTTCCATCTGTTGCCTGGATTGCTTTATTGTACATATCGCATCCTTCGGTGATATCGGTTAATTTATTCGTTGCATTTTCTACAGCGCTGCTATATTGATCTGTCACCTTTTTCTGATTTTCAAGTTCATTTCTAAGGTAAATAGTAGATCCTGTGTGATTTGCTTGAGCATCAAGAAGTCTTTTTTCAAGTTCTGCTTCTTTCTCTTTAGATTCATTGAGTTTGCTAGTTGCTTCTGCCAATTGCTTTTTGGCTTCTACTCTCTTCATATCTGCTTCAGCAAATTCTTTGCTATACGCTTCAATTACTGCCTTTCGCTTAAGGGCTTCAATAGTTTCGTTGATTGCATCTTTTTCCTTGCCCCAATTAGAAATCACACCGTCATGAATCTCAATGTTGGTTCCTAACTGACTGTTAAGTTCATCAACGAAGAATTGCGCCTGTTTTACACTGCCTGTGATTTTGCCATTCGCATCAACAATGTTATACAATTTGCTAGCGTAGTCTGCAGCTACATTGGCGTTCTTTATGCCATCACTAGCATTATTTCTCGCTTCTTTGCTGGCGTTTTTCCACTCTTTGGCTTGTTCCTTTAATCCATCTGATAGTCTTTTTGCTGATTCTAACGCATTTTCCTGTGCCTCAGAATTATCCTTAACTCTGCTTGTGAAAAATGCGATTGCCCCTACAGCGACCGTTATAGCACCAACTACTGCTACTAATGGATTTGCTGCAAGAAACGCAAATGCACTACCTAACAATCCTGTTGCAGCTGTTGCTCCACCTTCTGTTACTGTTAATAAGCCAAGTTTTGCACCCAATGCAGTAATAGCAGTACTAACGCCACTAAGTATACCAGAAGCATCGTTTAGCGCATGGAATCCTGTTGCGAATGTATTGAGCGTTTTATTTGATTCAGCAAATGATGATGTCAATTCATAAATAGCACCTACGCCATAAGTTTTGAACATCTTAAAGATTTCTATCACTCTGCTAACGGCACTTCCTGTGTCATTTAAATCTTTAATAACCTTGCCCCATGTCATTGTTGCAATTAGTGCTGTTATAGTAGTTGACAGCATTGCTAATAAAGTTTTTGACTCACCAACAGCCTTTAAAGCCTTGGCTAGTGCACTGATACCAACCAAAATAGTGTTCCCTACTAATTTTCCTAGGGCAACAGCTAATTTTTCTAGGAAAGTGATAAACGGTCTTAAATTCTTAAGAGCAGCACTGACTCCCTTTAAGGCATCTGCTAAAGCACTAACTCCTGTAGGAATAACTTTTTCAATGCCCCATTTTGCTAATGGCAACAGTACATTCTTGAAAGCATCACTTAGATATTTTCCTACAATATCTGAAAGTTCTTTAAAAGCCTTTGATAAACTATAAACACTCTTTAACGCTGGCTTGAAATCAAGATAGAAAGCAAAATTACTCAACTGCTCACTAATGTCTTCAACGGAATGAAGTAAATTATTTGCAGCATCCCATAGATTCTGAATGATCTTTGTTCCTAGTCCTGCTTCATCCCATGCTTCTCTGAAACGCTTTGCTAGATATCCGATGAAGTCGCATAAGTTCTTAACGATTAGCAGAATTTCGCTTACCGTCTTCTTGCCTGTGCCGTTCTGCCATACTTCTCCAAATGATTTACCGATACTCTTTGTGAGTTCAGATAATTCATTTAAAGCAAACTTAAAACTGTCCATGACTTCTTTGCCATACTTGTTCCAACTATCAGTGACAGGCTTAAATAGTTCCTTTAACTTCTTTTCTATTTCGTCCGTATCTTTCTTTAAGCCTTTTAAGAAATCATATTGTGGCAAATCGATATCACCGATGCCTCCACCGCCACCGATGCCGCCGCCACCGGATCCACCACCAGAGCCGCCACTGTCGGAATCGTTCTTTGGACTGTTGAGAATGTTTAATTCATCAAATCCTAATGTCTGTAGTTCTTTCTTTAGGTCTTTTACTTTCTTGGTTGCTCCACCCACTGATGAGCCTGCGTCCTTAGCACTGTCTGCCATGTCATCCATAGCACCAGAGCCTTTTTCTAAGCCGCTATAATCAATGGTTGGCAATTTAAATCCGAATAAGCCAGCCACAAAATTAGCAAACTTATTTAGAAGTTCAACCGCTACCTGTATATAAGGAATTACTGCCGTAGCAAATACGCTCGCAATATTACCGACTGCACGTCTAAGCAGGTTAAACTGTTGTGCTAAGATACGTACGGCATTACTAGGCGTATTGATTGTACGTGCCATATCATTAAATACATCTACTTTGCTGGCATTATTCATGATAGTGATGTATCTCATGATTGCCTGTGTGTTCTGATCCCAGGTACTTACGTTGCCTTGTAAGCCATATTTAAGACCTGTCTGTTTGACCATCGCAACAGACACGTTGTTACCATATTCTTTCAATCCTTTAATCTGTCCGGACATGGCACTCTGTATTTTATCGAAAGCAGTGCTTACATCTACGTTCATTAAGGAACTATAGTCATATGATAACTGTGTTAGGTTCTGCGACATTATCTGTGCTTTGTCACTTGCCACGCCAAAGCCTTCAATCATCATATTAAGTGTGCCCTGGTATTCCATCCATTTGCCTGGATCGATACCCATAGCATCACTGACCTTTTGAGCAAATGCGCTGGCACTTTGTGCAGCACTGCCCATTGCAACATTGAACAGATTTAACTGTTCTATGTATTCAGCACTTTCATTATAAAAGAAACCGAACGTCGAATTCAGTGACGAGAAAGTAGAATGTATTCCTCTTGCTCCGCTTACTAAAGAACTAATTGCTGAAAACAGTCCACCTGTATGAACCTTAGCACCTCTAGATTTAGAATTATAGGTATCTAGAGACTTGGATGCAGAGGCTACTGCACTCGGCATTTTACTAAACACATCAGACAGCTGATTGCCGTTCTGTGCAAGTGGTGCCATGGCACTTGAAATCTGATTCATCTGCCCGCTGAACTTGCCTAAGTCTGCTTGGTCTAGTTTGCTGATGGTTTTAGATATATTTGATAAACTGTTCAAAGTTTTGCCAAGACCACTATCGCCTATTTTTTCTAAAGGCTTTAATGCTTCAACAAGATTTCTTATTCCTTTAGAAAAAGCATCAACATTCTTGGTGTTTAAACCATTGACTACTTTGTCAAGTCTTGAAAGAGAGTTTAAGGTAGTTGCAACATTGCCGTCAATCTTAATACCTTGATTTAATCTTTGAAGTGCACCTGTCAACTTATCTATTGCGCTGACTGCTCCATCAACATCACTTTCGAACACTATCGATAATTTATCTATATCAGCCATATAGTTTCAAACCTCCTTCCTTAAAAAATAAGGCTCTCGGTTCGGCTCTAAACTTTATATAGATTAACGAAGTTTCGCATCCACGCTTCTGCCTGGACTTCTGCTTCTTTCTTTAATTCTTCTTCTTGCTTTGCCTCATCAAATTCATAAGGCTTATCAGTATAATTTCTGCACTGTTCCCCTTCCTTACGGCACCATGTATTGAACACAATAGCCGATACGGCATCATAGATATACATTCCATTTATCCAAGCCATCTGATTATCATAATCAAACTTCATTTTCTTGGCTTTCTGATAATAAACCGTAAGATACGGGTCACTACACCAATACTGTTCATAGGTCATCCCTAATGCAAGATAATAGGGAAACCACTCATTCATTACTTTCCTATAATCGTTTGTGGACGCATCGGCATCACTTTCGCCTTCTATACTGTCCACTCGATCGCGTTTTTTTCTGGTTCTCCTAGGAATTCGATTGGTTCAGAGAACATTTCTACAAGCACTGCAAATAGATGCTCTTTATTGCCAAGATTCTTTAAAATCTTTTCTCTTGTATTGATATCTGTATCTTGATGATTCATTTCAAATGAATTAATGAATAATTCATAAATCGCATCAAGTGGGTTCTGAGCTGCTTTTTCAATTTCAAAGCCTTCTCCAACCATCTTACCAACAATTTCTCTTGTATAACCTAATTCATAATTCTTGCCTTCGTATGCAAACTTGATTGTTGTGCTATTTGATTTTTCCATACTTGCTTATCTCCTCTATAAATTATTAAAAAAAGGCGCCGATTAAAGCGCCTCTAACTTATACGTTATCAGTGCTTTTTGCTCCCCATTCAGGTGCACCTGTAGGTGTGATATATAAGTTAGTTTCTAAGATGCTGTTTACTTCAATTGCTGGTAAACCTGTCTTTGATGGCTGACCACTAAAGTAAACAGATTTTGCTAACTTAGGATGTTTGATTTCGAACCATGTAGCCTTGCCTTCTTTTGCAGCTTCCTCATACTTTTTGATTAATGCATCCCAAACTGTAATAAGTTCCTCTGTTAGGTTTGCTGTGAACGCTAATGCTCCACCTAAGTCCTTTAAGCCTTCAATATAAGTCTTGTACTCTGTTTCCATTAGATCAGTAGATTCTAAAGTTTCGGGACTTGGATTTAGTTCCGGAACGGACTTGATGTCCGGAATTACAGTGTACCCACTAGTTGGTCTAATACCTGCTGTCACTTCAACGGCATATCCTACAGTTACGCCAGCTGTGTTGATTGCTACTCCCATATTTATCCTCCTTAATATTGTGTTTCATTTTCTTTCTTATATCTCATGATTCTTCTTGCTATAGTATCATCAGCGTTAACCATCGGCTGGTTAAGCATTCTGCAATAGCCATGAGTTTTCAATACATTATCAATTGCTAACGATATCGATTTGCATATTTCTTCTTTCTGCTCTTTATCATTAGAATAGATTTCAATGTACTGCGTAATATGAGCAACATTTTCCATCTCGTCAAATGTACTATATCGTTTGTTTACAACGTTGTTCTCTTGAATGATAGATACTGCCGGAAATCTAGGTGGTTCAGAAGATAATTGTTTTCCGATAATATAGATATCACGAAACTGTTTTCTAAGTTCATTTGCAATTTCAGCAAATAATCCATCTTCTTTGTCAATCACTGTTGAAACACCTTCTTCACAATATCAATAAGTTCTGCCCTCAAAGTCTCGTATGTGCCATGAGCGAATGGTCTAGATGGCATACCTTTTGTCCACTGCCATTCTCCTTCATCACGATAATACCACCCATCATCACCGTGATTATTGACATCATAGTGATAACCGATGGTATCGTGTGGATGCGGCGAACGTGAGCCAACGATTCCGGTTCCGAATTCTACGAATAAAGCGTGTTCAGATGCATTGTAAATAGTGACTGTTTTACCTGTGCATTCATATGACACACTATTAATTAAATCGTCCTTAGAATAAGGCATTGGATAGGAATCAATCTCTCTGACCATCACTTCAAAGCCATGCTCACCGAGTTCTTTCATGAGAGCGGCCTGCTTATATTTCAGTGTTTTCTTGTATTCCTTAAGACTAGAGATGGCTTGACTGATACTTTCATCGTTCATCCTAACCTTTATATTCCTTGATTGCATATCTCTTCTCCCTCTTGCTTACTGCGACTTTTGTCACTACGTAATTGTGGGTCTCTGACGTATCGACGCCAATCCATAATCTAGAATATTCATCAATAGGGCAGTTAGTATCTGTCGTAACCATCTCTCTGTCATAATCAGTATCTTTACCGAATACGTTATAATTCGAATCGCCCTTTGCTGCAGAAAGTGAAATTTTTAATTTTGTCGGCTCAGTATAGCCGCCTATTCTGTTGCCGTATTTATCCGTGGCACTATTCTTTTGGAACAGTGCATAGTAGATTGTGAACTGATCTCTCTTGAAGTTTCTCATTTAGAATACCTTCGCTTTAGGAATAATTTCCCTTAAAAGCGCAGGCGAAACATCGGCGCTTGCCCATTGTCTTGTTACTGCATTTTCTGTGTGAGTCAGTTCTCCTTCTGCACCGGCTTTTGCAAATAATTCCACTGCAATTCTTATCTGCAGATCCTTGTATCTATTCTCAAGAATATATTCTCCGTTGTCATCAACAGGAAAATCATGATAAGGATAGCGATTTGAGAGGATGATTAACTTGGCACTTTGCAGAAGAACCACTAAATCATCGTCATCAACATCATCATCTTTTAATTTGATTCTTAGTATTTCTTCCTGTGTCATGTTTATCATCCCCTTTCATATTCACTATTCCGCTTCTTTTGCGAACTCTTTTTCAATGAGTTCCATTGCTCTGATTTCTGTAACTTTAATCACATCCCCTACTTTACGTAGGGTCTTTTTGTTTTTTGCGTCATAAAACGCTTTAATCACTTCTACTTTTTTCATTCTCTACCCCTTTCTAGACTGTAGGAATTTCATCCCCCGCAGCAAGTCCACTAGTTGCACTCTTAACAACCTTTACAATGTAGTTCTGATTTGTTAAGGCGAAAATACCATATTTTCTTAAGAAAACAGTGTTTTCACGCTTGTTAGCATTTTCTGCTGAACGGCTTCCTCTAGTTGAAGATTCGGCTTCTGCACCCTTCTTGTTGAAGTAAGTGACTGCTTCTTTGGTTGCTACTGCAAATTCTCCTTCTTTTGCTAATGCAGATGTATAGATGTTTACACCAGCAACTGTGCCAATGTAACCGCTACGTGCATATGCTTCTACGTATTTTAATAAATCTCCTAGATTCTTACGGATTTCTGCAGTGTCTTTCTTATGAACTAATGCGAAAACGCCTAATCCTGTGATTTCAGTTGATTCACTGATTTTTAAGTCCTTAATAGATGCTACTGCATCAACGAAAGAGTTGAAATCAAACTTGGCAGTCTCTACTTTCTGAGTGGCTTTTGCAAACTCTGCGACAGCCTTCTTCTGAGCAGTGTTGAACATGTCAACTGCCTGGTGTTCTAAGCCTTTATCAACTACTAATGGATCTTCCATTTCATCTTCGTCATACCAATCGAATCTGTTCTGTAATGTCTCGATTGTGTATTCTGTTTCAGTGTAGCTGGCTGTAATTGACTTAGTGTTTCCTTCACCTTTTGCTACTGTTTCCGTACCATCAGTTGCTACATAAGTACGGATTTTTTTCTTCATGCCAGGTTCGCCTGTTAATGAGTTATCAACAGTACAGAACTGCATTAAGTCTAGATATGTCTGGTATTGGTCTTCAAACTTGTTCTCCAATACATAATTAGGATATGGTGCGTTTGCCATATGTCTTATTCTCCTTTGCCGTAAATTGACTGATATTCACTAGGATTCTCTTCAGCGAACTTCATCTGTTCCCTTAATGACATTGTGCTTAACTTCTCTTTTGTCATGATATCGTCGTGATTATCGTCTTGTCCTGGCGTTTTTGTATTGTTTAACGCCTCTGCTTTGTACTTCTTGTTTAATTCAGCATTAAAAATTTCCTGCTGCTTGAAAAATGATTTCATATCACCCTCGGCTAAAGCACTAGCCACTTTGTGCGCACTCTCCTCGTTATATCCCATAGATATGAATTTTTTCTCATTTTCCATGATTGATAGTTTTTTTGTGAGATCAGCATTTTGACTGGCCAATTCATCCATCTGTCTCTGAGTTTCTTCTTTATTAATCTCTTCCTGTGATTTATTCGCATTGAGCTGCTTTCTATAGTTGGCTGCTTCCTTTGCGTTTTTATCACTCTTATCTTTCATAGCGTTATATTCTCTGACTGATACAGTAGAATTGTCTGCTTCTAACATTTCGATTAGATCTTCGATTGTTGTGTCTTCAGTTAATCTAGCGCCTAAAATTTCTCTTACATTCATTTTGATTCTCCTTGCTCTTTAAAGTTTTTCTCTAACTATATATGTGCTTTTTAAAGTTTTTCTCTAACTATGTATGTGCTCTTTAAAGTTTTTCTCTAACTCAAATATACTTACCTAAATATGCTAACCGGAATTTACGAATGACATCTGTATATTCTGGTCATCTGTAACTGTTGCTGGGTTATCACCCTGTGGATCGTTCTGTAAGTCTTTGCCATCATCATTGATGCCGGCTTTTAATTCAGTGTTGTATGCTGCATCTAGGTACTCCTTGCTGTCCACATATACCTGCTGAGGGTCGCTGAATAAGTCAGCAGTCTGAATGGCAACTCTTGGATGGATGCCGAATGTCTTCATGTTTAGAAGTCCCTGTGTCTTGACAAGCATATTTGTGACCTTGTTTCTAGAGAACTTGATGTCGATATCTCTTAGTTTGACTTCTTCCTTAACAACTGTATTGCTTCGGTCGAGAATGTTTTTAACGATAGCGAGGAACTTCTTTTCTCCTTCGTCAAACATCTCTTCAAGTCGATAAGCATCTTCTTCTGCTTCCTGCCATCCACCACTCAGCATAGATGACTGCCCTGTTGTAGAACCACTCTGTGCTTCCCTAGAAGGCATAGCGCAGATCTGTAGTAACTGGGCATATAAGTAATCACTCAGACTCTGAATTTCATTCTGATTAAGTGATGTCTCAATCGTCTTTACGGACGCTGTAGTTCCATTTCTGCTTGTTGTGGATAATGCACCGTTCTCTCTGAGTTCGTCATAGTCTTCTTTATTCATGTCAACGTTGTCAAACCAAATGAATGACTGTACATTCTGTGCCAGTCCATTCAGTCTGTCGCTTGTGCATGTATTGATTGCATTTAATAGACCGATGGCTCTCTCAAAGCAGCCCATCTTGTCATAATCCTGTCGATATTCGACAATAGGAATTGCTCCGATACCATTTACACTTTCTTCAACCTCGCCGACATGTGTATCTGTGAACTGAAACACCCTGTCATTCGTGTAGGCCGTATAATGCGTTTCTTCCACGACCCCTTTATCGTTCATATCACGCCAGTATGTGACTGCAAGAAGCGGATCATGAAAAATATCGGGACTGTAGATGATGAATGTGTTCATGGGGTCCAGGTTAACAATTCTAAAAGGTGTATAAGCAGTTTTATCCTTCTGAGGAAAAACGCCTCTATATCCCACACCGCATGTTAGAAATGTCTTTGCTAGTTCCTGGTCCTTTGTGTGCTTTCTTTCGTCAAAGCACATGCTGTTTAGTTCACCGATGTACCCATCATCCTCGTCTGATGTAGTCTCGCTCTTTAATTCCTGTTCAGCCTTCTGAACATATCTGATTGGCGAGCCAAACACGAAAGCCGTCTTGAAATTAACAATCTGTGATGCGTGATTCTCTACTATTTTCTCGTTAATTTCGGGCCTTACAGGCTTCTCTCTATCAAGGATGTCCTGTCTTCCCTTCTCGTACTCGATAAGGTACTTTATATCCTTACGGTTTAATTCGTGCGTCTGCATCGCATATGTGACTACTTTCTGAACATTATCTCTTGTGATTTCTGATTCACTTGAATAGATTGTCTTTCTGCCTCTGCTAATCACCAGCGTTGCCTCCTTCCACACGAATTTCTATTTCTTTCTTGTCTACCTTGCACCAGAGATAAAGCGTACCGCTTGTATCGTCGCTTACTCTGCCTAGTATCTTCTTTTTTCCTCTCTTCAAGCAGAGAGGACAATATATGTTCTTTTTCATCGATTTCCTCCCTGTAATGAATAGATATGAGGGATGCCTTGTAGGTGACATAGGGGGTAGGCAAATGAATGCAGGCATCCCTAATATCATTGTATTTTGCAGAGAGAGAAACGGCGCCTTTTAGCACGGTCTTTTGAATATTTCTTTTATCGTTCCATAGCCTCCGTACAGTCTGTCACACAACTGTGACAAGCTGTCGGGCGCATCATCATGCTCGTTCTTGCCTAGTATCTTGAATGAGAACAGATTATTCATGAACATTGAATACTCCTTTGAGCGTTTGCCAGGCTCGAGGAAATAGAACTCTCTAATATCGGGCGCATTCTGAAATATACGCACCTCTTTTGCCTTTGTTGTCGGCGCACTGTGTGATGTTATGACACATTTGTAGCCAAGTCGTTCAAGTTCCTTCTCTACATCTTCAGCATAGCCTTCACCACCATTATTCTTTTCAACATCGCAGTCCTGTACACCCCACGAAGCGATTTTCTTCGCCACTTCCGGCTGAGTTATTCTCTTATCGCCGTTATTGAATACAACGTCTGGTATATATACTGTTCCATCTGCATACTGATAGGCTATTGGAGCACTCACGTAGTCACCGCCGCCCCATGCAGTATCTACCACGGTCAGTCTTCTGATTGGCTCCTCATTCGGCAGTATTCCGTTATAGAACTTCATATCTCCGCCGTTGAACAATGCACCTTCACGTTCTACAGGCTCTCCCTGGTACTGTGCGAACCAGGATGCCATGTCATCGTTTCTCTCGAATGACGCCCTTCTCTGCTGATAGTATTCAGTAGAGAATCCAACGCCATAGTCATAGTCGAAATTGGATTCATCATTCTCATTGAGCGCTGGCAGATTTACAATCTTATATTTTCTTGACTTGAAGTTCGGATCATTCAATATAAGGTCCTGTCTTAGACCGGCCGGGTCAACAAGCGACCATCTAGTACCTATCCACAATACCTTGCTCCCCTGTTTAGCACGTGTGATGAGGTTGTTATCCACTAGTTTCCATGTCTTGTACATACGCTCCGGATTGAGTGCCTCTTCGATACCACCGATTAAGTCATCACCAATAAGCACGCCGTTACAGTCACATGAACCGTTCAATGTTCCATAGATAGAACGACATGTAAGCGTTGGATATCTCTTCTTTCGCTCTAGATCCAATGTGTTTAATCTAGAGTTCTGATTCACTATGACGGATGCCGGGAAAATCTCACTGTATGTATAAGTCATATTGTCATTGATGATTTCGTTTATACCTTCATAGAACGAATGCGTGATTGTATCGGAGAAACTGCTGTACAGATTCGTCTTCTCTGAATTGATTCCCATGAGCCATGTAAGAAAGAACATGATCAGCGTTGTCTTGCCTACTCGTGGCGGCATCGAGATGAACAGTTCCTGTAGATTTCCGTCATGGAGGTCCTGCAGATCTTTTACTACGGTTTTCAGTATCTTCATTCGAGGACGGTAGAACTGCTCATTGACAGGTCTGTTTATCTCGAGATAAAGCATGTAGTCCTCGAACGAATAATGCGCCGTAAAAAGGAATGTCTTCTTATACATCTGATACATGTTGTATCGCTCCTCGATATCCTTGCTTCTGTTACTGTTCGCTTCGGCCAGTCTGCGCCTTAAGTCCTTATTCAGATGCAGAAGCGTATCTTTGTCGTTCGTAGCGTAGCAGTTCAGTACAATGTCATACTTGGCAGTAAGACTGTCAGTACTCTTGTACAGCTTCACTTTCTTCTTATCTATTGCCATATTTCCTCCTTTATTGCACAAAAAAAAGAGCCTACACCACGTGTGGTGCATGGCTCTAGGCTCTGTGCTTATAATATGTCGCTCTGCTCACATTGCACTGCTTACAGGCTTCTGTTATCGATATACCCTGTCTGACAAGGTTATCTACCTCTTCGATTGAGACAGTCGGTCTTCCAATGCTCTTTCCTCTCTTTCGTGCAGCTTTGAGACCTTCGACAGTTCTCTCCACCATCATATCGTGCTCCTGTTGAGCGAGTGAGGAAAGCACTTCGAGGATTATGTTGTTTATCATCTCGATGATCCATTCCTGTCCGTCCAGTTCAATCATGGTTGTAGGCATATTAAGTATTCTTATTATAACACCCTTTTCCTGGAAAAATCTAATCTCGTCCTTTATGAGCTGTTTATTTCTTCCAAGTCTGTCGAGTGCGTGGATGTATAGTTCATCACCTTTTTTTATCGTTTCCTTCAACTTGCAGTAGTTCGGTCTGTCGATTCTTGTGCCCGTGTACTTGTCACTGTAAATATAGTCTACATTGTATGAGCGCAGGCTGTCTATCTGTCTGTCGAGAGACTGCTTTCCTGTACTCACTCGTGCGTAGCCGTATTTCATCGCCATTTGCCTCTGTTGTCTTCTCTGTCGGGCACTTCATCTAGTACAATCGTTCTTTCTGCTCTGTCGTTTCCGCCTCTTGGTCTGATAACGATGTCATAGTCGAGTTCGTTGCATATGTTGATTAGGATGCTGACTTTTGTGTCACTTCTATTCATGATATTTCCGATGCTCGATGCTCGCTCATATCCTAGCCTTTCTGCAAGCCTTGCGTAAGAACTATTGCTATCAGCGATTAGTTTTTTTAAACATTCTGTTAAGTTCATATTACCTACCTCCTAGACATAGTATATCATTGCTCTCGGTATGTGTCAACACTATTTAATGTATAGCCTTAAAATTAGGTCGTCGGTGGTAGCGGGGTTGAGCACCTTCGGTGACACGCTCAAAAAAATGGGGAGGGCGGGGATATATATAAAAATGCTGTCTAAAAAACGAACGTTTAAAAGACAATGAAACATTTACACTAATAAGTGAAATATAAGTATTGACTTTTACACTTATTAATGTATAATACAGATGTATTCATTATTTAATGATATGAATAAAGATAGTTCCTTGACAATCGAATAACGTGAAAATCTCAAAAGGAAAAGAGAAACGTATATATACATATTGCTATGTATAGTACTGAAAAAGAAAAGAGATTAATCCACAACGTACCAATCTATATATAGATGTACATATTAGAATTAATCTCTTTATATTAGTGCTATATGTTTTGACCGACAAATAGCAACATGATTATATCATATGTTTTTCTTAAGGTAAAACATTATGGATAATTTAGTAAAGTATTATGACAACAACGCTTTTTCATTTATTTCTATGGAGAAATTAGAAGAATTAAAAGAAGATTATAATATTGAATATTCTTCTTTTGAGGATTGCTATATCAATAAAAATACTAGTAATTATGGTTATCATGATGATGATCTTATTACCAATGATACTATAGAAGAAAAAAATTATGTCTATTGTTATGATACAGAAGACTATCAACCAGAAGATTATACTGTTTATTTAGATGATATCAACGAATATGTTACTAAAGATTATGATTACCATAAGTGTGACGAATGCGGCAATTATTACAGTAGTTCTTATCATATGCATTGTAGAAATGGTAAATATTATTGCGATTATTGTTGGGAGGATATGGGCCCTGTTATTTATGACTATCATTGTTATCGTGATGGTTATTACCCACGTTCTCTAGCACATGAGGACCGTTTATTTATGGGGTTTGAATTAGAAGTTGACAACGTACGTGGTGATTATGATGACTTAGCAGCTAGCGTATTAGATGGTGATATGGATGGCACATTACATTGTGAAGAAGATTGTACAGTTGCTTTTGAGTTTATTTCCCAGCCCTGTACATTGGAATATCACAAGAACCAACATTATAACGACTGGTTCTTTAGTGAATTAGATGGCAAGTGTGAAAGTCATGACGCTGGCACTTGTGGTTTACACGTACATGTTAACAAGTCGTTTTTTGATGACCGCGGTTATGATAGATTGAAAACAATTCTTTTCTTCTTTAAGGATGAATTATTTCAATTTTCACGCCGCCAGTGTTGGGATTATGGTTATAGCGACTTTGGGGAAAAGATTGGCAAAAATAACGTAACAATGCATAAAGCGAAAAACACTAAAGAATATGGACACTCTACATGGTTCAATGAAAATAATAGTTCTACTTATGAGTTTAGATTTTTCCGTGGAACTCTTAAGTATGAAACATTCATGGCAAGCCTTGAATTAGTTCATAATATCTGTATTGCTGCAATGAGTAATACAGATGTTATCACATGGGATTTATTGCTAGATGGTGATTATTGTAGAGAATACAGTGACTCACGTGACATTTATTGTGATAGCGAGTTGAATTTAGGCGAGTTAGAAAAGAAAGAAAACGAAATAACGCAAGTGATCAAAAAAGGTTTACAAGAAAATGTTTTTATCAATTTAAATCATGTTTGTGTTGGTGAGATTGTAGGAGATACAATCGTTTTCTATTGTCTCTATAACAATAACGGAGAACTACACAAACGCCGTCAGAACTATATTAATTTATCGGAGTTTGATACATTCGAAACACACGGCTATTACCACTTATGTAATAGAAAAGAACTTTCTAACTTGTTAGGAGGTGAATTCTAATGTGTATTATTGCAATCAAGCCTGCTCATCATAAAATGATAGATGAAAGTATCATAGAAACAATGTTTGATACCAACCCCGACGGCGCGGGTTATATGTACGCTTATAACAATAGAGTACATATCAATAAAGGTTTCATGACCTTAAAAGAATTGTTAAATAGTATTGATAAACTAAAAAAGAAAATCAATATAGAAGAAATTCCATTAATTTTGCATTTTCGTATTTCCACTAGTGGGAAAACAGATGGCGCCACTTGCCATCCTTTTCCTGTCACTAGTGACCTAAACGCTTTACGAAAAACACACGTTATAACCAACTTAGGAATGGCACACAATGGGATTATTAGTGACTTTGAGGAAAAGAAAAGCATCTATAGCGATACACAATTATTTGTGAATAAATGTGTATCATATCTCTATGATATGAACCCTAAATTCTTACATGATGATAGAACGGAAAAGCTGCTAGAACCTATTATAAATGGTTCACGCCTGGCGTTCTTAGACAGTCACGGCAATATATACCGCTATGGTGATTGGTGCGAAAGTGATGGTATTTATTATAGCAATGAGGGCTATATCCCATGGCAATCACGATATTATCATTATAACGATGCTTATTATAGTAAGTATTATTATGGTGATGATTATTATTACTATGGTGATGAGGACCAGGAACTAAGAATTTTAGAAAAGTTAGAAGCCTATGAAGAAATAAACAATCATGAAGATATCTGTTATATTCGTACGATGTATGATATAGTAGAAGAAAGTGGCAGCACTGAAATTTATGACGTGATGGGTATGTTTGTCAAGGTGGACCCAGTCGCAAGCCGTGCTATTCGTATTGAGGGGGTTGATTAATGTTTAGATTATTAATGTATTTTCTATTTTTGCCTTTTTGGTTGATATGGTGGTTTATTAAATTTGTAGCGTGGTTCATGCTGCAAGTTGAAATATTCTTACTTAGTTTCAATGGTAGCAGTGCAATCAAAAGAAAAAGAAGATGGTGACATCTTCTTTTTTGTCGTTCATAAACATTTAATAAGCGTTCATAAACATTTTAATGATCATAGGTAAATAAGCATTTTAAGCGTTCTAGAAGACTTTTATATAATGGTGATATAAATATACCATAACCATACAAACAACGCTTAAAATTGAAATGTGGGCTATCTATATAATGCAGCTCATACAAAAAAATTTGTATACATTACTATAGGGCTTTAAATAGCCCTTTTAAGCGTGTTTAATCATATCGTGATATAATATCATCTTTCATATAAATGCGCCTTAAAATTGAAATATAGCCCATTTAAGGCTATAGGCGCATGTAACCTATACCATGAGCGCATGTAATCTATACCAATATAAGCATAGAACTACAAAAAATCTATACTCAAGAAAACAGAAAAAATACGGCAAAATTTCAGATGGCATAATGCGCCGTCAGAAATTTCACACGTGTGGTGGCAGAATTTTCACGTGCATATGTAAAAAGGTGAGCATAAAACGCTCACCTTTTTTATTTCTCCTCAAAATCTGCATCTATAACAACAGCAGAAATTTCCTTTTCAATCTGTTCAATTGATTTACTTTCAGAAACCATGTGATGAACCTTCACATCCTGGTTATCTCTATAGCCAAAATTGGATTTCAGCAGAAATACAGAAGCATTTCTATCCATAGTTCCTTGAAGTGCTCCCTGTTCGAGATTATCAGCCATCAGATTAAGCATCTGTGAGAGAAAAATCGTTGTTTCATGATTAGGTCTCTCAGCAATCCATCTGTTAACAGTGTCTGGTGAAACTCCAAGGCAGACACATAGGCCTCTCAAGGTCGGAACTCTGTTGTTTTCATCGCAGTAAGTGAGATATTCATAACTTCTGTTCTTGATTGTATCAAAATCGTTGATTGTTGCTCTTTTTAACTTGAGCATCTCTCTTGCACGTGCGACAGGCAGCTTGCTTTCGCCCATCTCGTTGTAGTCGAACTTCTTCTTCGCCATTTTTTTACCTCCAAAAAATCGAATTTCTAAAAAAAAGTATTGACAAAATAATTGACCGACGGTCAGATTCAACCCCCTACCATCATGTGTCACATTCACACATCCCCCCCGGCAAAAAAATTGCACACACACAAGGGGGATGGGTGGTCTGTATATGCATAGTGGGGGAAATATGTGGATTTTGACACCCTTTCCTATACCACCTATATAGAAATACATATATACATATTTTTACTCTCTATACTATTTACTTATATATAAAATACCCCAATACCCCATAATATATAAAAAAGTAAGTAAATATCAGCATTTTTTGCAGGGGTGTTTTTCTAGTCAGCAGGGGTATTAGGGGTATTACAGTACCATTTAGGGGACTATTATTTAAATAGTAAGAGACACGTGAAATTGTGCTATGGGGTGTTTGGGGTGTTTTAAAACACCATAAGTTGTGTACCCCTCTACTTTTTGACCAAAAACCACTGTTTATGTATCACTTTCAATTCACAATGGGGTGTTTCTGTTTTATCAAAATAATCAATTGCACCCCTCAAGTTCTTGTAAAAGGTGTTTCTCCCCGAAACTCTGTATCTGCATTCTTCACACCAATCCGTGTATATCTCATACACTCTGTTTGCTCTCATTGATGTAAGAGTCATGCCGTTATCAACCCAATCGAACTCGTTGAGGAACTCGATAACATGGTTGCTCTCGATAGCGAACTCATATTCTAAATCCTTGTCCTCATCTATCTCGCTGAACTTGTAGCCGTTCTCAATCAGTCTGACATAACCATCAATGCTCCACCACAATACTGCAGGCAGCACATCTTCGCTTGTGAGAAGTGTGTCGATTCCTGGTATTGCTCTGAATACATGGATGTCATCCACTCTTGATTCATCTGTAGTGAATGTGTTGATGAATTTGTGCTTCGTACCCTCGAATCGTCTGAGCCATCCGCCGTTTGACTTGTTCGCTCTTGGCAGTTCGTTGCAGTCGATGAATATCTTGCATCTAGGCTTGAATTCAATGCGTGGCTTGCCCTTCACATCTGTGGATATGACATCGTTTGATGTGATCGCCTTGAAGATAGGCTCTGCCTCTTTGATGTCGCTTGTCGCTTCGTGACAGAAGTTGACATACTTGCCCAGTAACTGTAACGTATCAAAACGCCCGCCTAAACGGCTCAGTTCTAGAGTGCTGCATAGTTTACCGTCACCTAAGAGAGCACTTAATACCTTTGTAAGTACGCTCTTTCCGTTGCTTCCGTTGCCGTAGAACAGGTACGCCTTGTCCTGTATGCTGTGTTCCATGAACACCGAGCCGAAGTACTCTGCGAATCGCTTGATAAGTTTCTCGTCATTGCTTGTGGTGCTGCTTAGGAAATCCTCCCAGTCCTGGCTGTATGCATTCTCTCTGTACTCGTAGTTGAGAACATAGTCGTTGAAGTCATCGGGATTGCGTTTGCTGGTGAATCTGTAATAGCCGTCAAAAGGATTCTCGGTGAAATACAGCGTACCGTTCTTGAGGTTCAGACAGTTCACCTGGTTAGGCAGCGTATCATCATACACGATAGTTCTGACCTTGTTCAGTATCGCTGATTCAAGATTGAACGATACATCGAACATCTCCATGATTCCCTGTCTGATGAGTGCATCATCACATCTGCTCCAGTATGTGCCGTTGAAGCGGTAGAAACCGAGCGATGGATTGCATCTTAATTTATAGTCATAGTTTGCAATAAACTCATGGGCGTATTCATCGTTTGTCTTGCCTCTTGTCAGTTCCCTTCGTATTTCCTTCATTTCCTCGCCGTCAGCGCCTAAAACTTCCTTGGCATACTGCAATATGGCTTTCTTCTTAACTCTGCTCATATAAGGACTGTGTGCCTTGTAGACATATTCCATCAGTTCATCCATATCAGACATGGTTGTCTTCAGATACCATAGCGTACCGTCCACCACATGATTATTCAACAACGTGCTAGGTGAGAGGCCAGCGCAGTAGCAGTCGCTCACATCCTTGCCGTACTCTCTAGGGATGTTGACTATATCGAACGGAATATTGTGTTCGAACAGCTGCTTTGCAGTTGCTGTTGTGAACTGGACACCTCTTCCGTCATTATCGTAGCAGATGGCAACACGCTTGAATTTCTTGGCAATCTTGCATAGATACTCCGTCTGCTTGTTAGACAGCCTTGTAGCACTTGAGAGGACTCTGTAGCCTTCCTGGTAGAATGTCAAGAAGTCGAATACTCCTTCTGCAATGACGATTGTATCATTGTTGGTATAAGTCTCACTTCTGTTAAGTGTATCAAGGCCGTACAGCGTATTCTCCTTGAATGCTTCCTCCAGGTATGGCTTCTTATATTTAACGACATTATACTGACTTCTGTTTCTAGCGCAGTAGTAGACGCAGCTGTTGTTCTTGAAAATAGGGATGATGATACGTGGTACATCGACCATCTCACCGTTAGGTGCTTTCTCCTTGAATACATGACTTCCTATATAAAGGTTATTAATGGTGCTGTCCTTGATTTTTCTCTTATGTAGATATTCTATGTCTTCTTCTGTTAAATCATTGTGCCACTGCAGTATGGCATTGTTCCATTCTCTATAGTTCTGCTTGTATTCTGTATCGTTGAATGCAAGATTGAAACGATGGCACATATCCTTGAACGCCATAGACTTATCACCATCATACTTTGCATATGCAAGCATGTCTGTAACATCTCCTCCGATACCGTCACTGAACGAGAACCAGGAGTCCTCGCTTACCATGACACTGTTGGGATTATGTCCTTCATGAATAAAAGAGGGGCAACGATATGTGCCCCCGTTCTTGTGCAGTTCGATGCCTAGTTCTGCAGCGAGTTCAATGCAGTTTATATTCTGTTTTATTTCGTCATACAACCTCATAGTAATCAATGTCCTTTCCTATAAATTCCTTGTATTTCTCCACATCCAGCACATCACTCAGTTGTATCTCACCTTTGTCGAGCTGTTCTCCAAGTCTCTTAAGTTGTGCTACCTCTCCGTTCTTCGCATAGAGCATATTGTTAGGATAGCATTTCTTTCTGAATAGGAAATACATGGCTCGTCTGTACTGCTTGAAGTCGCAGTCGCTTGCAACCCATACATGATAGTTCATCTTTGAGAAGATATACCAGTACCTTCTGAATGCCTTCTTGTTGAGATAGAAATCAAGCGTATGTCTTGTTACGGCGGGCTCGTTCGTGAAGAAGAATTCATTTATTTCGAAAATCGTACCTTCGAAAACGACTTCGTTTGTTGTCTTGTCTACTACTATTCTATCCCTTGCGAATGTCTGCGTGATAGGCAGTCTCAGTTCGTTTCTGATGTAGTTAGGATATGAGCCGTACTTCTTTCTGAAGTACAGTTCCTTGACACCTAAAGCCTTGAGTTCCTCAACGTATGGCGGCCTATGCTTCTGATTGTAGAAATCCAGTATGATCTTTCTGTATAGTTCACCTCTGTAGTCGCTCATGAGTAATCACCACCTTTCATATCATCTGATGAATTTCTTCTGTAGGTCTCTTATCACTTCTCGACCCATTATGCTGCTTCTATCGACTTTCTTATACTTTGTATTGACTGTATGTATCAGAAGAGTATATCTGTTGCTTCCCATGGCTGATTCGATATTGTTGTAATACTTGTTAGAGACCATCACCACATCATCTATGTCGATTGTTCTTCCTTCGAAATCGAATGTACCGTGTTCCTCTTTCGGTTTGAACTCTTCGAGATATCTGAGCATGTCACGTGCTAAATGTTCGTCATAGAACTTAGTTGAATGAATCTGCTTTCCATTATGAAAGAACTTAATCAGCCATGCTCCTCCTCTCATATTATAGTCAGCTGATTCCATGTGCCATGTAACGTTGTCCAGGTTTATCAGATAGAATCTGTTCTTCAACGCATAGAACTGCGCTGAATTGATTGGATTTCTGAATGTGCACCACACTTCTGCTAGTCTTGCCATTTAAGATTCCCCCTTCCCACATTACCACATAGCATACAGCACAAGCATCAGCGTGATAGTTATCACCCCTGCAAGAAGAAAGTAATCTCTGTTCAAGCGTTCCAGTTCTTCTTGCAGCTTGGCGTTCTGTGTCAGCAGACCATCAGTAATTTTCTGCATAGTATTAATAACTTTTATTAGTTCTTCATTGTCCATCATTTACATCTCCTTTGACTATATCTTTATCCAGCGCAGTACAGATATAGCGATAACTGCGCCTTATCATTTCGAAATTTATCATATCGTTTATTAACGATTTATATAAATCCGGCACTTCATCTTCTAGCCTGTGCATCTCTTCTGTTTCTTCTGTCATATATCCATATAGCAGTTCAAATAATGCCTTCTTTTCTTTCACTGATAGTGGATTTATTTGATTCATCTTGTAGATCAAAGACATATCTGCTCCATCATTTACTAGATTGTTTATGATGTTTGTTGCTTCTTCATACATAGGATGCTTGCATATGAGGTAATTCACTGTCAGATAATACTTATCAGCGTTTGATGATAAATCGATGCCACTATCTTTGTACGCTTTTTCTATTAGATATCTGTACAGAAGGAATGCTGCGTTGCTCTTTTCTTCTTTTGATAATATTCTGAATATCATTTGGTTTCTCCTTTCCCTCCTGTTCTATAGGATATAGAGTCAGTATTGCATACTGTTCCTGTGCATATGCTCTATATCCTATGATTCTATATTCACTTCTTAATTCATCGATCACATCACTTAACTGTCTCATTGAATAGTAATCGACTTTCTTGTAAATATACTCATTCATTATTGACTGATATAATCACCTCTGAACATATTACCCATGATTGCTTCTAGCACATTTACAACGATAGAGTTGCCAGCCTGTTTATAAAGCTGTGTATCTGAATTGACTGCTCGGGCCTTGTTGAAGTCTTCATCATCGAACCCCATCAGTCTCCAGCACTCTCTAGGTGTCAATTTTCTAATTCTGATGTTCTCCATATTACTGTCCTCCGTAATTACTGCCTGTTGTGGACTAGTGCTGAGGGTGTTTGCCTTGCCCTCACACACTCTTCCTCTTCTTGTCTTGCTGTTTGGATAGGCGATATTAATGCTGTCTCCAATGGTTGCTTCTGCGAACCCCTTCTTGGTTGCTTCGGCAATTCTGACAATAGGTCTATTATCCATTATCTTCACCTCGTGTCCTCCCGATGCTCTAGTAGTGATGGTAGGACACATCCCATCCATCCCATAGATGCGTCGAGATTGTTCATACTTAATGTTTGTATATTCTGCTATCAGATTACATCGTTTCATTCTTTGCTACTCCTTTATCATCATAGGACTTTTATAATCACATGCAGTAAGTGTTCTAGCTGCACCATTAGGATCATACACGGTGTTACTCTGATGCTGAGTGCCGTTCTCTGTTTTCTTTATATATCCTACTTGCCTCACAATGCCGTCTGTAGGCTTTTCAATCAGTTTAGATGACATTTCATCAGAGAGATAATATCGTTCATCAACATTGTCTTCCAATATGCTGCTAACACCTTTTTCTGTAATGTGATTTGCAGTGTCTCTTGTTGGAATAGTTGTTACTGTGGTTGCAATCTTCGCTTCTTCTCTCTCTACAGGAGAGAATTTAAATCCGTAGCCTTTTTCCTCATTAATCTGATTCTTCGTAAATCTGCGTTTGACACACTCGCTGGAAAGGAAATACTTCTCGTCTATGTCCTCTACAGGTTCTAGTTTATCCATGAGTACTGTGTCTGATTCAATTGGTAGAGGGAATGTATAGCCTGTATCGATATCCTTTCGAATACTGATGCAGAAGACTCTCTCTCTGTTCTGTGGGATGCCATAATCCACCGCATTGAGTACTTTCCAATAGTTGTTGTAACCCAGTTCATCGAGCCAATTGAGCCATGAATCGAAGTCTGCTCTGAACTTCTTTCCTACTAGATTTTTGACATTCTCCATGATGAGATACTTAGGTAGTTCTCTATCTGTTGAGGCTTGAGCAAGAAGTCTCTGTACTTCGTATAATAATCCACTTCTTGTCTCACCTTTTACGATTCCCTTCAACTGTCCTGCTAAGCTGATATCCTGGCATGGAAAGCCATATGTCCATAAGTCTGCATAATCAAGTCTTTCCACTTTGGAAATGTCACCGTAATTTCTAGTCTCACCATAGATTGCGTTGTATGACTTGATAGCATATTTATCTATTTCACTGATACCCACAATCTCATGTGGGATGCCAAGACGAATCAGAGCCTTTCTAAACGCTCCGATCCCGGCAAATAATTCATTAACTGTTAGCATTAACTCTCTCCTTATCTTTCAACTGCCTTTACTAGTAAATCTTCATACAATTTCTTGTACATATCTCTTTCAGCAGTGAGTTGGATATTTTTCTGCATTGAGAGTAATTCTGAATTCTTGATAGTTGTTGTTGCTTCTGAATCGTTGATGGTTTCTTTAGGCTCATTCATACTCATGCCTAGAGAGTTTATTAACCCACGCTCAATTCCTTCCATTTCTTCATCACTTACAGTTCTTACATAAGTACCGATTCTATCCTTCTCGACAGTGTGGATAGTTTCGCATAGAGCTGTAGATGGGCTCTTGCAGAACACATCTGCATGAGTAGGCATGTCTCTCTTGATTTTTGTTGTAAGGTAGACAACCTCGACATATTCGCTACCTCTATTTAGATGGTCATCTGATACGATCACACCAGGTCTACCTGTAGTATCGTACGAATAAGAATCATTAAAATTCTTTGAATATGTGATGTAGAAGATATCTCCTCTTTTTACTTCTTTTGTGTTTAAACTATAGTTCATAATAATTCTCCTTTATTCTTTCCAAAAAAATCCGATAGCAATAAGTATGATTGTGCATGTCATAAGCAGAATGCCTATGATATCCATAACTGCATCATTCATCTTCATTCTCCTCTGCAATTAGTTCCATTACTCGGTCATGTAATCGTTGAACTTCATCAAGTATCTTGTTATTCGTTCTTTCTGACGATTTTTGGCTGATAAGCAAGGAGATGTTTTCCTCTTGAATTTCCTTACACTCCTTACTTAATTTTTCATAATGTGCTTTTAAAGTTTTGTAATCATTTAGAAGTCTGTTGTAATCTTTGGCGTGTCTTAATCTCTGCTTCTCGTTTTTATCGACCTGTTCATAATATATCTCTCTTAACTGTTCATTCACTTTTGACAGTTCCCAATAAAGTCTTCTGTAACGCTCACAATCATTTTCAAGCCTCTTGCACTTCTGTTGAAGTGTTTCGCTTTTATTCCAAAGTTTAATCATCTTCTATGTACCCCTCCTCATGAAGTTCACTGTATAAATTGTTGAATTTGATGACAAGTTCGTTGTAATTTTTGCGCAGGTCATCATAATCATCACGCAATTCTTTATTTTCCTTCTTTAGTTTTGCCCAATCGTAAGAGAGTGCTTCATGGGCTTCATAGAGTTCGTCATATTCCTGCTGTAACTTCTCTTCCACTTCGCAGTTTTTAAAAATTTCCTCAATATAACTTATACAAGTATCAATGCCGTAATTGTAATTTTCGTCTCTTTCGTCAGCTTCAATACAGCATTTTTGATTGCTCAATGTATCAATTATTTTATTTCTTAACTCGATTCTATTTGCTAGATTCATTTTTCAACCACCTCGCAATTATCAAGAACCTCTTTGATTGATGTAGGTGTACTGTCTTCCCATTTAACAAACTTAAATAAGCCGTTAAATAATGTGAATTTATATTCTTTACCATGCCAAATTTCTGTTAATAGATATTTATTTGGTTCGTCTAAATATAAACTAATATCGCCATTTTTATCTCTAGCAATATATTTATAGTTTAGTTCGTAAACATGACGTAACAATAAATATTCCGTTCTCGTTAACTTAATATGCTCTTTGTATTCTGATAAAAGCCATTTTAATCTCTCCACTGAGCAATTACTTCTCTCTTTGCTCATTCCACATTCCGAGCAACATCTTCCACCACATTGCCAAAATTTGCCTTCTTTACCTTTGCTAAATGTAAAACTTCCAGCATTTTTTTCTTCGATAAACTTTAGCAATTTATCTCTATACTTTTCTGCATTAATCATTTTCTAATACTCCACCTTATCTAAAGCATCTTTAATCAATGTAGGCTCTTCGTCTTCCCATTTGATAAATTTGAAAAGGTTATTGAACGGATCTAACGATCCAAAATCCGATCCATTATCACTTCTAGTCCAATAAACATAGCCAATGTTATCATCGCTTTTTTTTTGCAAGGCTTATTTTCAAAAACACACAAGCAACCATCCTGGTCTCTTGCAATCCATTTAAAATGAGTGCGGTTTGCAAGATAATTCAAAATTGTGATTTCTACAAAAGTATCGCTAAAAGCAAATTTTTCCATTTTTCTTGTCCTCCTTAAGAAGTTCGATAGAACTGATATCACTTACATTGAGTGTGACTGCTGATACGTTTACTCCACTCATCATTTCTTTAATTTCAAAATTATCTGCTTCAGAAAAACCAACCCATGTTGTTCCACGTGCTACAGCATTTTGGATGTTATCCCACGCTATTTCGATATTCGTTCCAGGTTTCTCTGTTCTGACTGTGATTCTGTAATACTTGCCATTGTTTGTATTGATAAATACGCTATTCATCTTTCTTGTCCTCCTTGTTTAACTTCTTGAAAATATAGTCAACACCTTCTTTAATGCTTTCTGTAGCCTTATCTACGTTTGCGTATGTTACGTATTGAGCGACCAGCATCTTATACATTGTTTCTTCAGAAGGAGTAACTGTATATACACCAGCACTGATGCATATAACAATCAGTATTTTTTTGAGTGCTTTGACTGACAGCGTTGCAAGACGAGCAGAACTATTGTCGTAACGACTCTCACTTTTAGCAATTGCACCAACTATCCCCGTACCGCAAAATACCAAGATTGAGACACCAGCAATAAACTGACTGTTTTGTTTTAAAGTGCTTAATACATCAATTAAATAAAAAATCCATGGATTAATAATAGCCATTTAATCACCCCCAACTCATGTACATACAATCTAGTGGTATGTCTTCTGCCTGCTCTAAAATGCAGTCTCTTATAGAATCCAACACATTAAGTGCGTTAGGCATTTCATACCAACTGTTTCCAGGAATTAATCCGGCATAGTCGTAAGGCTTATAACGTAATTCCTTGATTCCTCTATCTAAGTGTTCTATTACACGATTGCATCTATAATATTCACTAGAGTTAAAATTCCAACTCATGCAGCTTCTAAATAATTTTCCTAAGTTGTAACTAGGAGAAGAATGAAATGGATATGCGATTTCTACATATTTACCGCATCCTTCAACTTTTACATAAATGCCAATGCTATAACTCATATCGATCATCCCACCTTTCTAAGTGCCTACTCACTTCTCTGTCAATCTTGAATCTTTGCCAATCTATGACTTTATCAATATCCAAGTACCCTAGAGAAACCAACTCTGCTATACAGATAAGCACATCAGCAACTTCTTCATGTAGGTTACTTTGATATAAACCATTAAAGCCATATCTTTTGACTTTAGTGATTGCCTGGATCAATTCAGCACATTCTTCCGCTGTAATAGTGAGTGTTAAATCATCACCGTTAAGATGTGCCACTTTATCCAATTCAAGTATTTTGCTTTGGGGATATCTTAACAATTCACTGACTCTTCCTATTTCCTTAAACATCCTTTAATTTTCCTCTCCTGTAATAAGTTCTGCATTAGGCAGTCTTTCAATCCATTTACAGAAATCTTTCCATTCATCCAACTTGTGATTTCTGCGAGTTTCATAGATATTCAACAGATTTTCGTAATTCATAGTTACTGTTCTCTTTTGGTTGTAAGAAGAAGGCAGTAACTGAATCATCTGCCACCAGTTATCCTTACTATGGTCTTGGATATAAAGCTGTCTAAAAAAATTCAAACAACTTATGATATCTTTGAATGGCTTATTGAGCACATCATCATTCAAATGTTCAACGCTGAAATCATCCAGCGTGAATTCCTTGTCATGAATTTTATGCATAGTACTGCAACTATTCGCTACAGTGCCGACCTTATAAGTATCAAACTCCTTCCACCAATAGAGTGGTGCGGTGATATCGACACTCACAAAGATCTGTCTTAAGAACTTTCTATGACTAGGGCCAGCATGAACTAATCTCTTCATTAGTTCCTTATCTTTTTTACCTAGTAAAACCAGGTCATAATCAACAAAAGTATCACTCTTGTTCCAACTGTTCATAGGATTTCTCATACCTCTAACGGCATGCTCGAATCCCCAAATATCTTCATATTTTAAAGTAATCATTTAATCTCCTCCTTATGCAATGACCGCCATAGCGACAAAAAATCCAATAATCGCAAACGCTATTCCAAGAGCGATTTTATAGTTTTCTAACTGTTCTTCCTTAATCCAGAGGCTCTCTTCTTTGTGTTCGAGTTTGTGCTTTAATCTATTGCGTTCATCTGTTAAGTCTTTGATTTTTATGCAGTCTTTATGGTAAAGTTCATAGAAACGGTGTTCTAGTTCACTATGCTTTTCCATCAAATCTTCATAATCTTCATAGATTGCGTTCAATTTTGTAACTTTTCTTTCGATGCTTTCAGCCTGCTTTTGAAGTTCTTCTAATGGCGTTGTTATGTATGACATCAATCTCACCTCTTTTGCTTAATTCTATGTATTTGTCTAAGTACCATCTGGCCTTTTTGATATCTTCTAATCCATTCTTGTTAGCGTGACGATATAGATATTTGAATGCATTGCAGATGCAGAAGTTTTTCACTGCTTCTACACCTTGTGTTTCTTCCATCACTTCAATGCACTCAAACTTCCCTGTCTCATAATGAGAAGGGTGGTTCACACAATCATTCATTTGTGTCCTCCTCTAATTTATATATCTTGAATTTCTTATTTCCTTTAACTGACAGTTTAGTGTAAAAATGATGCAGAGTTATTCCAAGGTAGTGTGAACATTCTTGAGCATTGCCGACGCAGACACACATATCTTCTGCATCATAAATTGCATATTGATTCTTTTTCTTTCTCAATCTCTATGACCTTTTCTATGTCTTCCAAGTTTCTTACGACATATACTCTATGCTTGATTGATTTTAGGAATTTGTGGTAATCCTCTTGAACCTTTCTTAATCTGCTACCTTTTTTATCTGTTTTCATTTCTACCCAAAACACCTCTCCATTATTCTTTAGAACTAATAGATCCGGTGTTCCTTCAATGCCTACTTTTATAGGATTTAAGGTTTTTGTGTAATAAGTTCCAACAACCATACGGTATGGTGTGAAGCCAGCTTCGGACAGTTCCACCATCACCTGGTTTTGGATGATATGTTCTAGCTGCATATTCCTTTCAACCTCATTTGGACATGTACCCATGCAACAGAGTAGCCACGTTCCCTAGCAATTCTCATAAGTTCATCACGGCTTCTAGCACGGCCAACTTCCATTCTCATTTCTTTCTTCTTTTTGTTTAGTTCTTCGACCTCTTGTTCCTTGACTGCTTTTAACTTGACTTCTTCCATCTGTTTTAACTCTCTGCCCTTGACTTCATATTCATATCCGCAGTAAGGACACTTATCGGCGGTCTTGAATACCTTGAAGCACTGTGGGCATGTACGGATAGAAAATGACCCATCGTCATTTATCATCTTTCTTTTCTTTGCACCATCCAAGGACCATTCTCTGTCACTTGTTGGCAAACCATGTCTCTGAAAGTTTCCTACATAATCGATGATAACTGCCTTCTTTCCATCCTTTGGAGTCAGACATCTCATTGACTGCTGAATGTACAGAGCAAGTGACATTGTCGGTCTGAGCAGTAAGCAGCACTCGCAGTCCGGAACTGTAATTCCTTCACTAATCAGTCCTACATTGCATAGTATTTTGAATTTGCCCTGTTTGAAATCGTTCATGACTTTTTCACGTTCACTCGATGGTGTGTGACTATCTAGATGAACAGCGCTCACGCCGTTCGCAATAAACAGGTCTCTGACCTTCTTGCTATGCTCTATAGATACGCAGTAAGCGATGGCTTGCTTGCCATCAGCAAGTTCCTTGTAATACTTGAATATATCGCCATAGACGCAGTTTTTAGTGAATAGGTCTTGTAGTTCACTTGTACGATAATCGCCCCTTACAATCGCTATATCACTTGTGTCGATACCGATATTAGGCGCATAGTAGTCATAATTGCTGATTGCTCCTCGCTTCATTAATTCATTAGCCGTTATCCCCTGCACAATACAGTCAAACAGTGATAATCTGTCACCGTTCAATCGTGTAGGAGTTGCAGTGAATCCAACCACAAGGACCTTGTAATGATTGCATACCTTCTTATAGCTGCTCGCCTCGCTTAGATGACATTCATCAATGAAAATGACCGATGGTTTTTCACGTTCGTCTAAATGATTGGCTTCTGTAAAGACACTCGCAACTCTAGCATTTGTTATACTTAACTCATTAAGCAATGCTTTGTGCTGCTTCATCAGTTCTTTTCTATGAACAAGTACCAAGCCATAACCTTTTAGGTTTTTTATCATTTCAGCCATAAGAAACGACTTGCCACTTCGGCAAGGCATCTGAATAAGTATTCCTCTCTTGCCTTGCCTAATGGCTTCTACCGTTTTCATGTATAGGTCTTCTTGATAATCCCTTAACATAATCCTTTAGAATTGGACATCGTCGATTGATGGTGGTGTTAATGACTTTGGCTTTGTATTGCTAGATTGTGCATCGCCAGGTTCTTGCCATGCTGGCAAATTCATTGCCTGTTTCTTGCTTAAGAAATAATGAACACCCGTGCGGTCGCCTCCGTACTGGTCTTTTTCTTTTCTTGTCTTTAATGCACCGACTTTGCCGACCCACTGACTTGCTTCCATATTCCCTCTAGGGATATCAAAACTGTCATAGATAGACTGTAATTTCTGGTTTACGATTGATGCATGAGATGCATCAAAAACAAGGTTGTAGAATAGTTTCTGATTGTGACCACTGATATCAAGCATCAGACTGATCATCGGTTTCCCTGTTGATGTTGTTGTTTCTTCTGCCGTGTTGATACGACATCTGTACATACCTTGAGGTAACTCAATAAACTCGTTTTCTACCTCTTCAAATCCCCAATTAATTGCCATTATTTATTTCCTCCTGTACTGAATAAATCTTCCTGTCTGCACGCTTTTCTATCGTCGTGCTGATTTTTCGCATAAACATTCTTTGTTGAAAGAAGTCTGATTACTCTTTCTCCTGTAGATGTGATTTCTAGATGACCAACCACATCACATAAGCCACACACGTTATCCCTAGCACTCTTCTGAATTCTAGGCATGAACGATGTATACTGCTCTCCTGTCGGTGAAGTGACATCTACTAACTCCTGCCATGCTGTTAACAGAATTCTCTTCTGTAATGTTTTTAGGTTTCTGATGATTCTTGCCAAGCCGAACTGAAATTTCTGATAGTCTCCCTGTGAAGGAACTCCGTCGTTTCTTCCAAGCTGACCATAATAAGATAGGATGCAGCTCTGTAATTCGCTCACGTTATCGATTGCGATATTGTCATATTTATCCGTATTGCTTGCTAACCACGCAAGTGCTTCGTTCATGCTGTTTACAATATCGTCTACATCGATATCTACAATTAGAATTCCTTTAGCATTTGGACTGTTCTTTAAGACACCGCTTGTCTTATCGATGTCTAAGACAACTGTCTTGCCTGGTAGTTTACCGATCGTTGTTGTTTTCCCATCGCCAGGTTTTGCATAAAGCAGACAGGTGAACGCTTCTTTTTCGATGTTATCTGCTGTGTACGTTTTTAAAGCCATTTCTTTTTACCTCCGTTTTCGTTTAATTCTTCATTTGTTGATGACTTCTTTTCGAAGTCAACTAACGTTTCAGCATCTCCGTTATAGTTGCTGCAGATGCCCGAGAAAGGACAGCCAAGAATAGAACACGCTCTATCATTTCTGTAGAAGAACTTTTCTCTGTCACATCTTTTGATTTCTTTAGCCATGGCAACTAGATTTTTTCTCTGTTCTTCTAGTTCTTCCTTTGTACGACTTACAGTGAATACTCTGATCTTTCTTTCTGTATCTTCGTCATACCATGCTTCACAACGTTCAATGTATTCATCTAGTGTCTCCGTCTTCTTTAGACGAATAGTCGGCTTTGTGATGACTGTATAAGTAACTGGTCTAGTTTCTTCCTTAGCAATCAGATAATTACTTACCTGGTCGTTCATGAAATCAACCTTGTACATATACTCGTCGGTAATGTAATTGCCTGTTGTTTTATGCTCGATAAGTCCATCGACAGACACTGCATCAATCTTTCCTTTTAGATAGATTCCTCTCGCTAGTCGATATCTGAATTCCTGTTCAACATCGACAATCTCCGGCAACTGAGGGAGAATATACTTGATGAATGCTCTTGCCATTGCATCTGTATAATCATGGCTTTCAGTGAATGAGCCTGTAGTAAGGATTTCTTCTACCTTTGCGTGATAGCTGCTTCCTATCACTAACGCTTCATTCTCTTTCTTTGGTTTCAGTAATTCTCTGTATTCAAACCAGTATCTTCTTCTGCAGTCCTTGAAATTATTGATTTGACTTGTTGTGACTTCGTAAATCATTTTGTCTACCCCTTTCTTCTTGCCTACTCGTAAGCACCTATAGCCGTGGGAATGGATTTTGGAAAATGATAGGAGAAATGACAAATGAGAAAATGTCTTACAACAGTCTTGCTCCCACGGCCGTAGATGCTTACGAATCTACTTTTATTTATTTGTGTATTTCTTAAACAATGCTTCTATGACCTCATCTGTTGGACTCATATTCCACTCGGTCATATAAGATAAGAATGCCTTCCTAGGTATATGGACCGTTCTTCGTCCATTCTCTCCTTCTACAACAGAGCCAGGCATAACACCCTGTTGGATTGCATTGATGATGAACTCTCTGCTCTTGTGAGTAAGTTCCATCGCTTCACTGACACTCATGTTCCATTCGTCCAT